TTTTTACAACATCCAGAGAAAATCAATATAAAGGCATAACAAGAGATATGTTATACTCTTTGGGATTTATTTCTTTTGACTTGATTACAGGATTGCAAAATTCTAGACGCATATTGATTAACGATTTTAATAATGCAAACCCATATCCGAGAGCTGAATCTATCAATCTATTTCGAGATTCGGATGACTTGGATCGTTACCTATGATACCAGATAAAAACTTATTCATTATTACATCCTCATTGAAACCTGCGATTGGTGCATTCAATGATGATGATAGGTTTGCACAAACTATATCTACACTGGAATCTGTTAGAGAAGCCGTGCCGGATGCGATTATTGTATTTGCTGATGTTTCAATAAGGCCAGTAACACAAACAGAAAAAGAAGTAATAACTGGCTTGTGTAATTACTATTTCGATTTGAGTCAGGAACCAAACACTCAGTATTGTGCAACCAACGGACTCAAAAGTCATGGAGAAAATTGTTTATTATCCGCAACATTGTCTACCATGAGAAACAATACACAGTTTTCACCGGTATTAAAGACAGTCAAACGAATATTCAAATTTTCTGCTAGGTCTGAATTGGAAAAAGAGTTTGATATTAAAGAGTATGATAATCTATTTGGTAAATTTGTATTTAAGAAAAGAATACCAACTTGGACACAAAATAAACAGCCTGGCGCCGATCACCTTTTGATTACTAGGTTATGGTCTATGTGTCCCTCATTAATTGACGTTTATTTATCCGTTATAGCGGAAAACCTAAAATCCCTGTCAAATGGAGTGGTTGATACCGAACATGCCCACTATTGCAATATACCTCAAAAATACCTAGTGGAATTTGATAAACTCCATTGTTGGGGCTGGCTGGCCGGCAATGGCCAAATTGAACATTATTAAGTTCACTATATATCAATCCCAACATTGCCATTTTTTCATAGATGTGGTATAATGTATTATAAATAGTTCCACGGACAACCAAAGTGTGTTGTATATCTAGAGGTAACCAATGAGAACTTTCACAACGTTTTTACGCGAAGATGCCGATGAAGCTGAAAGCGAAAAACTAAAACATATAGAACACCTTGAGGACCATCCAATTAATGATGGTGCTAAGGGATTCAAACATGCAATCGGTGCATTGGACCAAGCACACAACCACATTATCGCCGGATCAAATGATGCTTCACTGACAATGAAACATGACGGATCACCATCTATTGTTTACGGTACACATCCAGAAACAGGCAAGTTTTTTGTTGCATCTAAGTCTGCATTCAATAAGAATCCGAAGATCAACTACACAGCCAAAGACATACAAGCTAATCATGGACACGCGCCAGGTCTTGTTGAAAAGTTATCACATGCATTGACACACCTACCAAAAATTACTCCTAAACGGGGTGTATTTCAGGGTGATGTACTCTTTTCCGGCAAAGATAAGAAAAAAGAAGGTGATAAAGTCAAATTTACACCGAATACAATTACATATTCCGCTCACAATAATTCGGAAGATGGTAAGAAGATCAATAAGGCTAAGTTTGGTGTATACAATCACACCGAATATGTTGGACCAAAAGCTAAATCTATGGTGGCCAACTATAGCCCTGATTTAGAAGGATTCAAAGAACATCCTGATGTTTATCATCGTAAACCTGGCCACGACACATCTAAAGTTAAAATGGGTGGACAATCACACCTCGACTTTGACAAACATGTGAAAGCAGCTCAATCCGTCCATGCGAAGCACGGCGATTACATGTATGATGCTGTTGATCCAATCCGAGAACACATGAAAACTTACATCAATTCAACTGTTGACACACAAGAGACTCCAAGTGTTGAGGGATTACAAAAACACATTGAAAATAAATATGTGAAACAGATAGATAAAATGAAATCCGATACAGGCAAGAAAAAGTATCAAGATGAACTAGCTGGAAACATAAAACACACAAAGATGCACAAACAAAACTTGGAGAATGTGTTGAAGGTACACCAGCATTTACAAAAAGCAAAAAATGTTTTGGTGGATGCATTAGCTCAACACACAGGCGGATTAGACCATGAAGTTAAAGGACAAAAAGTGAAACCAGAAGGATTTGTTATAAACCACGAAGGACAATTATCTAAGTTGAATGACCGCAATGAATTCAACAGATTGAACCGTCTGGCGAGATCCAAATGAAAAATTTTTCGCAACACGCTAAAGACACCACCAAAAAAATAGCCATACTTTTTGGCAGAATGAATCCTCCCACAAAAGGCCATGAGGAAAATGTGGAAGGATTAAAGTCTATGGCTTCTAAGATTGATGCAGACCACCTAGTTATTGCTTCACATTCTGTGGATGCTAAAAAGAATCCACTGTCACCTGATGTTAAACTTAAACATCTGAAACGTGCATTTCCCAATACGAACATCACAACTTCAAGTAAAGACTCGCCGACAATTATGCACCATGCGGCTCAAGCTTACGCAAAGGGTTACACACACCTGACGGTTGTTGCCGGTTCAGATCGTGTTGGTGAATATAAAAAGTTATTGACTCATTATAATGGTGTACAAGGTCGCCATGGCATTTACAACTTCAAAAAGATTGATGTTAAATCAACCGGAGAAAGAAAGCAAGGTATTTCCGGCACAGACATGAGAAACCATGCACAAAATAATGATTTTCCATCCTTTCAAAAGAATTTGTCATCGGCTATGCAACAAAATGTATCTCATGCAAAAGATTTGTTTAAAGATGTTCGAAAAGGTATGGGTCTAAATGAAGATACTAATCGTGGACTATTCAAAGCTATCTTCCTGACTGGTGGTCCCGGTTCAGGTAAAGATGTTGTTATACGAGAAGCAATTTCTGAACAAAAATTTGTAGAGTTGAACTCCGTACAGGCGTTCGACTATTTGATGGATAAACAAAAGTTATCCGAGAAATCTAATGATTACCGTAGAGAGTCTATACGCAATCGTGGACCATTAATCATCAATGGACCGGCAGATGACCATTCCAAAATAATTAGAATTAAAGAAGAGTTGGAAGAGTTGGGTTATGAAACTTCCATGGTGTTCGTTGATACCACAGACACAGCCAGTAAAGAACGTAATGAACGATTAACAAAAATGATTGCTGAATCGGTCAGATATGATAAGTGGAAACTTTCACAGACATGTAAAGAGTCCTACCGCCAAATATTTGAGAACTTTATAGATTTCGATAATAGCGGTTCATATGAGAGTTTGGAGGAAGTTATTAGTGACACCTACGAACAAATAAATACATTCGTTGAGAACAGAAATTATAATAGGATTGCGTTCTCTTGGTTGGAAACCAGTGGTAAAGTTAATATCACTGAGTCTGTTAAATCATTATTTAAGGAAAATGAAAATGTTAAGAAAACTTCTAGATTTTTTGAAAATTACAAAACCAGAGGCACCAGCCGAAGTGGTACAACCATCAAGCCAGCCGGAGGTCCAAAAGCCGACAATCTCGGAGACATTGCCGCTGACAATCGAGCAGCCGATCCCAATGCAGACAACATCAAGTGGGACGCTTCAAAGCGAAGAGGTGGTTACAACTTCAGAACCTACACCGAAGAAGTCCCAAGCCTCAAAGTCTTCCCAGAACCAAAAGAAAGCAACTTCTCCAAAGACAAAGAAAAAATAAAGAAGAAGGGCATGGTCAATTCTCCGACAGTTAATCAGAGGATGAGAAATATCACAACAATCGGCCCAGAATTTGATACTAGAGCTCAGGGAACGGTTTATGCAATGTCTGGTCTCGGTGATGTAACTTATAGAGAACAGTTTGACTTTAAAGGTTTCAGAGAATCATATATGGATCCATCCGATTTTGAAATGGGAGTTTCTGGCACAGCAGGAAATGCAACGAACAAAGAACCAATGGAAAATCCAAAAGATAAACTAGGTTACGATTACATCAATAAGAAAAAGAAGAAAAAATGAAAACCTTTTCAAATTTCGTTAAAGAATCCACACAGGCGACTGTTGACCAAGATTCAGCCGAATTAGAAAGACAAAAACAACATTTGCTGGACAAAGCCAAAGAGTATTCAGATCAAGCTGATCGTGAAAATCAATTTGGCCACGGTGGTGCTGCGAGAGCCAAAGCTGATACCTTTACTGCAGCTGCAAAAAATATATCTAACAATAACGGAGAACAAAAATGATTAACTTAAAAAAAGATGATGCAGTTGCTGACGCGATTAGAGAAATTCTACAACAAGAAGCTCTCAAAGGTGACCAACACAAAATTGATGCAAACAAGAATAATAAAATTGATGCACACGATTTCAAATTACTACGTGGTAAAAAGAAAGATGTAGCTGAAGAAGCTGAGCACGTTGATGAAAATAGTGGTCCCCGTATGACTGATGGTCAAGCCGGCGGCCTTGGTGCCAACCCACATTTAAATGATTTGCATCGTCCAGCAAAAGCGGCACCAAGTTATATTAAACAACAACTTCTAGCTAGAAAAGCAAAAGGAGGAGTTGCAGGACCAAAAGGCAAGTTGCCTGAAGAAGTTGAACAGATTGAAGAAGCAATGCGTTCAGGTTTCACACACCGTGATGCCGGTGAAGCTCAAGCTCGTAGAGAAAGAACACTATCAAACAATCCCAACATTGCTGCTGAAGTTGAAAGACGCCGTAAAGCTGCTGAAGATGCAAAGAATCAAAAGAAACAATCTGTTCAAGAACGTGAACTTTCTCCAGGTGAAACCGCAGAAAAAGAACGTATTGTGAAAGGTATGAAAAAATCTCTTTCAGGATTCAAAGCACGTTATGGTGATAAAGCTAAATCTGTTATGTATGCAACCGCAACAAAAACTGCAAAAAACGAAGATACTTCTGAAGTTAAAGAGTCTTGGAGTGATATGATGGCAGACGTTAGAAAACGCGCAGAACCACAACCATCTGGTGGTTCCGGTATCAAGCAAGGTTCACGCTATGGTGGTTCTAAACAAAAACCAGAGAAACCAGAAGAAGAAAAAAAAAAGTAACTGAAAGCCAGGGTCCGACCAGTCAAACGGAAGTTCCCTTTGTTACAAACAATTGTCCGCCAATGATCGATGCAAAGAAGTTGGCCAAAAAATCTTTAACTAGAATCAG